TGACTTGCAAGCTCCTTTGCTTTACTAATAGCATTTTTCTTTATGGTATCAAAATTCTCACCCTTTTCGAATCGTTTAAGAAATGACATTTTATTTGTATTTGTCAGGTTTTTAGAGTTGTTTAAGATTTTACTTAAAAGTTTTTGTTTCTGTTCCTTTTCTTTTCTGATCGCCTCTTCTTCCTTCGCTTTACGGTTTGCCTCTTCCTTTTCCTTTCTTTGTTTTGAAAGTTCCTTTGCTTTACTAATAGCATTTTTCTTTATGGTATCAAAATTCTCACCCTTTTCGAATCGTTTAAGAAATGACATTTTATTTGTATTTGTCAGGTTTTTAGAGTTGTTTAAGATTTTACTCAAAAGTTTTTGTTTCTGTTCATTTTCTTTTCTGATCGCCTCTTCTTCCTTCGCTTTACGGTTCGCTTCATTCTTAGCATTTTGGTTTGCCTTTTCCTTCGCCAAACGGTTCGCTTCATTCTTAGCATTTTGGTTTGCCTTTTCCTTCGCCAAACGGTTCGCTTCTTTTTTCTCTTGTGCCTCATTAAATAAACGTTTAGATTCTTTCCCCTCGCGGTTCGCTTCATTCTTAGCATTTTGGTTTGCCTTTTCCTTCGCCAAACGGTTCTCTTCATTCTTAGCATTTTGGTTTGCCTTTTCCTTCGCCAAACGGTTCTCTTCATTCTTAGCATTTTGGTTTGCCTTTTCCTTCGCCAAACGGTTTGCTTCTTCCTTCGCCAAACGATTTGCTTCATTCTTAGCATTTTGGTTTGCCTTTTCCTTCGCCAAACGGTTTGCTTCGTTTTTGGCATTTTGGTTTGCCTTTTCTCTCGCTAAACGATTTTCCTCATTTTTATTTTTTCTTACTTTTGCGAGTTCTTGCGCCTTTCTAATCGCATTTGTTTTTACAGTATTGAAATTTTCACCTTTATTAAATCGTTGTAAAAATGAAAGTTTATTTTCATTCGTCATATTTTTAGAATTGTTTAATATTTTACTTAAAAGTCTTTGCTGTTGGTTTTGAGTACGTTTCTTTTCCAAACGGTTTGCTTCGTTTTTAGCGTTTTGATTTGCCTTTTCTCTCACTAAACGATTTTCCTCATTTTTATTTTTTCTTACTTTTGCGAGTTCTTGCGCCTTTCTAATCGCATTTGTTTTTACAGTATTGAAATTTTCACCATTATTATATCTTTTAAGGAATGCAGCTTTATCAGCGTTTGTAAAGTTTTTGGAATTATTTAAAATTTTATTCAAAAGTCTTTTTTGTTGTGCTTTTCTATTCAATTCATTTTTATTGTTTGGCGCGTTTGGCGCGTTTGGCGCGTTTGGCGCGTTTGGCGCGCTTGGTACGTTTGGCGCGCTTGGTACGTTTGGCGCGCTTGGTACGTTTGGTTTGTTTGGTACGTTTGGTTTGTTTGGTACGTTTGGTACTGGAGCTGGAGCTGGAGCTGGAGCTGGAGCTGGAGCTGGAGCTGGAGCTGGAGCTGGAGCAGGGGGGCCTACCGGTCCTTGGACCACCTTATTGTTTATATACATACCCGTCCCCTTATTTCCAGTCTTAAAAACATACCCATTTTTAGGTTTAATTGTTTTTGTTGGTATAAAACTTTTATTTAAAAATGATGGTCTTTTTGTTTTTTTACTTGTAAACGCTTTTATATTTGATTTTGGTAGTGTGTTTGTAGACGTTTTTATGCTACCCCCGTTTAAAAAACGTGGTTTTTCATTCTTTTTTATTTTAGAACTCAAGTTGTTGATACCGTTGTTCAAGTTGTTATTGAGTCGGGCCCCGTTGTTCAAGTTGTTATTGAGTCGGGCCCCGTTGTTCAAGTTGTTATTGAGTCGGGCCCCATTGTTCAAATTGTTATTGAGTCGGGTCCCATTGTTCCCATTGTTCCCATTGTTCCCATTGTTCCCATTGTTCCCATTGTTCAAATTGTTCAAATTGTTGTTGAGTCGGGTCCCGTTCAGGTTATTAACCAAGTTCACGTTATTATTAAACGCGTTTTTCTCGATTTGTTTCTTTTGAACAGACCTTAATTTAACTGGTTCGTGTACGTTCATAGAGTGTAAACGTCTACCAATTATATCAGTGAGTTGTTGCTTCGTAAGTTTCTTATCGGCGTGACGCACAACACCCACTTTCTTTGCAATTCTCCGTATTTCACTAACTCTAGATGTCGAACTGAACAACGTATCAAAATCCTTACGTGTTAATGGTGATTTAGCATCAACTAAATACGATCCATCTTTACTCAAAATTAGTGGTGGTAACGGAAGTTTACCACCCTGGATTAATGAGTACACGTCACATATTTGATTTTTTGACAATTTTAGGTCTATACCCGCATTTTGTTTAATAAGTGTTCTAAGATTACTAATATCTAATCCTGGGTCACACGCATCCATATTGATATAACTCAACAAAAAAGTTATAGCGATATGCTTTTTGTATACATTTGAAATTTTTCTTCATATGACATGTTAAAATTAAATACGTCGACCTGACCTATATCTATATCGATAATCGTACTTTTTTCTATATCATTATTTTTTCTATTATTTAAAGTTGATGAAACAAGTGCTTCAGCAAACTGTTTAGGACTCTTTATTTCTTCTATAAATTGTATTTCCATTTTCATTCGTATACACAAAATCTTATGTGATTTCTTATCGAGAAATGGTGCTGTAGGTAACATTTCTAATGTACCACCATCTACATATACCATATCATTATACCTATACGAGGAGAATATGAAAGGGACGGCAATACTCATACATATGGCATCTATGACTTTCATATCGGGGTGTGTATATTTCGAAAAATATTCGGTCCTTGATGTATTTACACAAAAAGCCGATATATATAAGGTTTTATCTATTTCCGAAAAAGTTGGATCTGATTCTAATAAATTAACTAACTGCTGACGTACAGGTTTCAAGTCAATCAAACCATACGAGTTTATAAAACACTTTAAATTAAGTTTAACGAGTTTACTTGGATCAAGTTCAAGTAATTTATATAATGTTTCTTCTACTGAATATCCAAGTGCTAAGAAAGTACATATAATAGCACCCGCTGAAGCACCTGAGTACTCTTTGACATATTTAATCGTGTTTTCAACACTTTTAAGGTATCCTAACATGGAAAATATACCCATGGCACCTGGCCCTATAATAAGATACTCATAGGACATGTCACTTAATAGAACTGAGGAAATTGCTTTCGCAAAAGAGCGAAGACAACCGCGAATACCAACGCGTGGACCAAGGCTGCTGGGACACCAGTTTGTCCCGACATAAAGACACCTTTGGAGCCTGGTGGGAGAGTCAAGAGCATACCTGGACTGAGTGCGAGGAAGAGAGACGTAGTCACGAGAAGATCTGTCTTGGTAAGGACGAGACCCATGGCTTTCGCGACGAGAGAGAATGTGAGGAAGAAGACAAGGGCGTGGAACATGACCGCGGTTCTGCCAGTGAGACCGTCTCTCAAAGCGACTTTGGAACCGTTTGTTCTGAGAAGAATACCTGGACTGAGCGCTAAAAAAAGAGCGGCTGGGATAGCGACTTTTTGGGATGTGATATCTGGGAGCATGTTTGTATATATAATCATTACATATTTATCTAAGATCCGTATTCGGAGTTATAAAAGCAAAACTCGACAAATTCGTCATAGTTTGCAAATTTTAAAATGAGATGTGACATACACGCATCATATAGATACTGTTGTAGTATCCCCCACATATAACGAAGATGTTCATGGTGTACTTCTTCCCAATCGTTTATATGTAGAGGTTCATCGATATTGATTTCCTGTTCATTATCGCTATTATAGGCTTCATTGCCGTGAGTGGCTTCGTAGACGTATTGACTCCAAACCATTATTCTTGTTTTTTATCTTTGATTCCCGTGAGAGCGAGTGAAGTAGATTCTTTTACTGGTAAGTTATCGAGTATAACCTTTAATACCAATTCGGCCTGTTGTTCGTTTCCTTCGTAAAAAGAAATAAGTCCTTCCTTGACTGAGGTCTTATTTAACCCCGTTTTTCTGGAACTTTTGCGAACCGAAATTTTACCCTTTTTAAGGTTAATTACATCGAGACCATTATCGGTCATGAGTTTTTTAACTTGTAACTTGAGAGACTTTTCGGCCTGTGTTAAGACCTTAATATCTTCGCGGGCTTCTGTAATTTGCTTGTTTAATTCAACCAACTTAGAGACGCTGTTCGAGAGTTCGTCTGTAGGATTAACCTGAGACATTTTATATATAAACTATACCTGTATTCTTTAAATTAATTAACACAATGGTCTACGCATGGTATCGGAAGCAATAGTAGAGTTGTTCCACACAAATGGTTCCTTTTTGTTTGGTGGGTCGGCGCGGATTTGTTGGTTGGCGTTTCTGAGAGCACCACTGACCGTTTCTGGGAAACCGATTTGGGATCTTGGTTCGAGAAAGTTTTGACCGGCGAGAATATCTTCTGGGGCAAATTCACCGAAGTCTTCTTGGGAAGCAACTTCGCGTGGGAGGAGGG